CTGGCGATCAACGTTGTCGAGTGTAGCAAATCCAGAAACGATGCGACGTTCTTTGTCTACTTTACTGAATGGCATAGATAGGCGAACATTTTCACCCTCTGAATCCCAATGTGCTTTAGCGATAGTCATGGTAGTTTAATTATACCCCCTTTTTCTAAAAAATGTTATTAAATGTGGATAACTTTGTTAATAACTTTTTTATTGTGAGGAGCGGCCCTCTCCCTGAGCATTTCTGCCAGAAATTGTAGCAGTGTTATCAGAAGAATTATTTGCTCTTTCTGAATCTCTTGCACGGTTGCCTGCCATGTTAGCTCTTGCATCTGTTGCCTGTCTTGGAGATAGATCCAAGAACTCGTCACCTTCTGCATGCTGTGGCAAGCCAAGCTGAATTCTAGCTTCATTCTTAGTGATAACCTGGTTCTTAACGTATCTCTCGATAATCTGAGATTGAGCAATTTCATCAGTGAGAGTTAGCTCGTTGAGTTTAAACTCTAGGAGATCCGTCTTCTCCTTAATGATTTTATTAATTGCCTTTTCCAGGTTACGCTGTGCAGGTCTTGCAACCTGCTCCTTGAATGTTCTATCCTGAGCCAAAGCTGCAGCGATAGCAGAAGAGTCTCCGCCACCGATCTTAGATAGGGGAACCTGGTGTGCAACCAGAATGTCGTCACGGTTTCTAATTCGGTATTCGTTGAATGAAGCTTCTTGTGTTCCGTTCTCCACGGCCTCCATCTTAAACTCTACCTTGTTGGTGTCTGAGTCTCCAGGAAGTGGAATGTATAGGGTTCTGTGGTTAGACCCCTTAAGGCTTGTCTGTAGGAATCGGAACATCTTGTCCTCTGCTTCCTCAGAGAGCTTTGCACCCTTCAGGGTCACGATGTAGCGTGGAACCCCCTTGTTGGTGAAGTAGTCGATGTTGTACTGTGATGCCAGAGCATCTCCGTGAAGTGATGATATTGCAGACATAATATCTGGAACACCATAGAAAGTATTTAGTGGAGAGTATTCCTTGTAATGGATAATCTCGTTTGGACGTGGGTCATTAGTTATTGGGTTCTGGTTCTTTGCCCCGAAGTTACGAAAGTAAACAACCTTGTTTCCAATGATCTGAAGGTAGCCATCCTTTAGTCTGCGTACACGCATTGTCGTTGCAGGAATGTGGCCAACATAACCAATTTCTCCAGTTACAGTTCTACCGATTTCTAGGTAACCGTTACCAGTTGCCTGAACATCGGTGTAGAACTTCATGAGGGTATTGGTGAATGAGTCGTCATCGTTCAATGACTCTAGCCAGTCGTGAAGCATAAACTTTGCACGTTCGATACGCTTACGTGCCTTCTCTGTTGCAGACTCGTTGACCGATGACTCTATGGCAAGCTCGGTACGCTTAGTCTGTACAAAGTCATATCCAAGTCCAACAATGTTTTCCACCTTAGCGTCAATCGCAGCGTGGTTAGCAAATGATGTGTCGTAGTAGTTTGCTAGCTCGTACAGGTTCCATGGTGGTGTTATAACATCGAAAATTCCGTAACCATTTCGGTATACTCTACCTGGGTTAATTTCCTTTGATGTTGCACCATCAATACCACGGTTAATTGCTAAAGCACTGTCTTGGTAACCAATGTCATTAATGTCTACGTTGTTGTATCCAACGGTTGTGTCAATGGCATAGTCTGCCTTTTCAATTCTGTCTGATCTACGCTTAAAGTTTTTCTCTATACCATTTAGCTCTTTTAGATCTCCCCATTGCTTAAGGAATGGATCTTGGTCCTTAAATAGGTCAGCATCTTTTTCAAATTCTGGTAATCCGACATCTCTTATGTAGTATTCATTGTTAGACATGTCTTACTCTTCCCCGTACATTGCTAGGGTTTGCTTTGCAGCCATTACCGATCCAAGGTCATTTAGGTTTGGGATCAAACCCTGACTCATACGCTCTTTTTGTTCTGCGTACTCATCTTCCGATATTCTTGCCACTCCTGGCATGAACTCATAGGACCCATCACCCTGACCTAGGGCTGTGGCCTCTTGCTGTAACTTATGAATCTGAATTGCGTCCCCCCTATGAGACGGTATGTTCAAAACACTACCGTTTCCATCTGTGAAAGGCTTGCCGTTGGCCTTCTTCCAGAAGTAAATTCCCCAGTCATATCCTTTATCAACAATAGATATTTTTGATTCCCCGACTTGACCAGGAGCTTTAAATTTTTCAGCATTCATAACCACTAGTATACCATATTATACTTAATTGATTACAAACAGATCCGTCGTTGCCCTAGTTAGCATACGATATCTGTATCGACCAGCACGTAAAATTGTTTTGTCGTCTATTCCTACCCGAGCAGTACCAGCATATGTTTTGTATATTCCAGATGGATCAATACCGTAGAAGGTTGATGACGATAGGACAAGCACCTCGAACCACTTGAACTGTCCTTCCCAGTATTCCCAATCTAGCTCAAGCATTCCGTCTTGCTTAACCTTTGACCAAGGTCTAGCAGATGTACTCTGAATTTGCTGTAGATTAACGGCATTATAGTATGAAATATTTGTCATTGTCAGTGGGCCAGTTATTCTAACTGAGCCGCCCAATACGGAAAAGTCTATAGGACTTGCCAAACCAATACCAACAGATGCCCATTGCTTGATCGTAAGGATAGCATCTTTTACTATTTTTCCATTTATGTAGAACCCAATTCCATTTTCTACCTGGCCAGTCTTGGCATTTACTGCATAAATTTTTGCCCTTTTACCTTCTGGATGAGCGGCTTCCATAAAAAACTTCAGGTGTGTGGATGATGACTGTATCTCTAGTATTTCTGTAGGAGAGTACGGGAAAAAATCATCGTCAAATTTTGCAAAGAATTGAAGGGCAATCATTCTGTAGTTTGTTGACTTCTCTGGGTTTACAGGAATCTCCATGCCACGACTTCCCTTTGCGGAGAAGTTTCCTCTAACTCGGATACCGCTGTTCTTGCTTAGGTATAGGTATGGGGTGCTTCCCTTATAGATGCTAAAGGGGTTCTTTGTTTTAAAGTCGTAATATACTCCATTTTTTGTAAATGGAAAAACATCTGTACCAAATTTTGTACCAATAGGAGTGCCATAGGAATCGTTAAGGGATACGGAGGCTAGCTGTAGCTTATCTATGGCTATTGGCTTATCAGATACGCCATCTACCCTTGCCACAACCTCTACGAACATTTCCATCTTTGAGAAGTCTACCCCAGTCGGTGGGTAAACTATCATGTCGTCAACCACCTCGTATTTGGTGTTTATCCACTCTGGTCCTGGAGAAACGATGCCGTCTTTGGGTGGCAAGACTACTTCTGAGTAGTAACTTTCTGAATTAGACATTCCAGAAGATACCTCTTTAAAGTACACATAAGTTCTGACTAGAGAACTAGACGTATCATATCTGTATGTCTGTCTGGCGTTATACTGCAAATCTGTATAGTCTACGTATCCAGTGTAGAGACCATTGTCAAGATCACTATATCTTTTCTGGACAGGTCTTGAGAATTTTAAACTTAGATCTTGATAGGTCCAAGACTCGTCTGTTTCCGTTATGCGAACAAAGCTTCCAGGAGATGGGTATCCGACGTTAAACTGAATAAAGTCTAGGTCATACGTCTTGTTTCCTCTGGAATCTGTAACGTACTTTCCGAAATATGACATAGGCAAAGATGTTGTCCAGGAGCCGTACGAATATACGTCAAGGAGCATGGTGTCATCTTTTTCTAGTATCCTCATAGAATAACTTGTGTTGGTATTAGAAATGATTTCAGATGCAATGTATTGCATTGCGTATCCACCATCATAGGATGTTGTCCAGGAAGCTGTGTTGTAATCTCCCCCGTCTACGACGCCATCTGCAACTAGTTGCTCATAGGTCCAAACCCCATTCACAGAATCAATCTTTGTTAGCTTTGCTGGCAGAATATATCCAGAAGCTTCTGCCTGATTTATTGGAGATGAGCTTATTAGAAGTCCTGTTGAGCTAAAGTGCTGAGAAGACTTTTCGTATGCAAATGAATTCATAAATGATACGTCATATATTTTGCCTGAAAAAGTTTCTTTATCTGGTCCGCCACCGACAAAAAACTCTAGAGAGTCTCTGTTTGAAAGGAATGCAGATATGTCATTTCCAAAATAAGATGATAGATTGTCGAATGCTAGAGCTACGGCAAAGATCTCTCCTGTGCCTGGATAGGCTGAGGCTGCAAATGACGTTATCTGTCCATACGACATAAAGGAATACCAAATTATTCCTGGAGTAACAAATACCTCTAGATAATTACCAGATACAATATCTTTAATTAGAAAAAGAGTTTGATTTTCAAAGTCATTGGATGTAACCTTGAAGACTGCAGAGACTGCCTCTAGCTTATCGTTTAGGGGGTTTAGCTTCTTAAAGTAAATGCTAGAGTCTTGTGGAATAGTCAGAAAGTTATCGGACTCGTTTTGCAACTCTAGGTTGTCAATCAGTATCTGCTTCTCATTGCTTGTTTCTGAAAGAATTACTGGTGGCATGTACTGTGGAGTAGAAAGCCTTGTACGGGATATCTCCATATTGTTGCTCACCCCATCGTTCCAACTACCAGTTTTAGGATAGCTATATCCATTAGAATACTTGGAGAATTCGTAGTCGAAGTATATGTTGGTACCGCCAAATGCCGTATTTAGGGCTTCTGGGTTATCTACAGCCTGGCCATAAACCCAACGACGCTTGGCAATCACGTCTGAGACTAGGTACGAATACATAGATATTGAGCTTATTTCAAATGGGGTTGTGTCGGTATAAGAATAAATTCCTATCCAGTCTGCCTGAGCACTGTCTATGAATTCTTCTGGGAAGGTGAGTGTGGATCTGTCAACGACTACCTTGGCGACTGATTCTCCATTTACCAACAGCGATACTTCTTGATCTGCTACGACTATATGTACTAGCATCGGCCTAGCCCACTCGCCCACAAAGTGAGACTTAGACTGGTTTCCTATCTTTATCTTTAAGAATGGGCCGTCAACGTATAGGCCATCTGTCGAGGCCACTGGGCCAACAATTCTTTTTTCTACGCTAGTTGATGCATTGATTCTCATCCAGAACTCTAAGCTGTAGTTTTTATTTTGACCAGTTTTGTTAAGAAACCCTAGACCTGGAACTAGAATAGATGGCAAGTCAGTATTTGGGTATATGGTGGTCGATGACTCTGATCCGTATACTAGGGGCATTCCAAAATTTCTAGCAAAAAGCCTTGTGTCATTGGCAAGAATGTATCCATCTTTTGTTGACTCTAGAGATCCTAAGACTCGAACCCCCTTTGCGGTAGTCTCGATACCATAGATGTCGTCGGACAGGAATTCTGGGATAACTCCCATAGATGTTGGAAAAAACTCTTCTGACCACTGACCAACCATTGCCCCTGAGAAAAATACTGTTACGGGGTCTAAAGATTCTGCTGGAAGGTACTCTACCTCCACAAACATTGAATAGTTTTCTGAAAGTCCCTGTGGGACATCAAATGTTTCTGATGCTAGCATCCATTTATCGTTAACTATTCTAGATATTTTTTTTGAGATATCGGATGTGCCATAGGTTTCATCTGTATAGGAGATTCCTAGAGTTATCGATAATACTTGTCCTACTGGAACATAAATCCATGACGATACAGAGAATGTTCCCAGGCTAGGGTCTAGGCCATCAAAGTTACCAAGGCTATCTCCAGAAAGCCTGATAGTCACAGCTTGTTCAGAGGACGATGGGGTATCTGTAACTGAGTAAACCACTTCGCCACTAATCGGACTCTCTAAATCGCTACTCTCTTCTACTACGACTGACCCTGATTCAGATGACCAAGTAGAGATATCTCTTTTATCCTGTGGTATCAGAGATACGTAATCTGCACTATCTTCTAGGGCCCATACTGCAAGAGGGTGTTCGCTCAGTATTTTTGAGGTATATAGGCTTAAAAGAGTAGACATTATAAGTCTATTTTATCATACTATACGGGTAAACCAGCGAGGTGTGGTATATCTGATGCCAGATATGATTGGATTAACGCCATGAACAAAATCTGGAGTGTCTGGAAAACAAACAAGGTCTCCAGCTTCTGGCTTTATAGAGATATCGTGATCTGGAAAAAAAACCTCGCCACCAGAGTAATTGTTGTTTAGATAGATTAATGTGGCGATGTCGTTTGGCTTGCTGGCATCAAAGTGCTTGTGCATGCCACGGCCCTCTTCAAACCTAGCTATGTGAGTCTTTGACTCATCAAAGTCTAGAAATGGTCCTGGATAGTTTTCGCAAACAAAGTCGTACACTCTTCTTGCGTGGTAATTTATCAAGTCTAGTGCCGACTGATCCCTTGATGATATTTCTTCGTGGGTATGAACTGTAAACTCTTTTTCATTATTTCCAAAATGATTAAACAGGTCATCATACTTAGATGCGTAGGCAGAGATTAGCTCTGCGTCTGCTTTTGGCATAAATGATTTTTCGTACCTAATTAATTCTTTCATCGCATCTCTCTTTAGTTAAACCTACTACCAGCGTCTTCATGTTTTGGAACATTTGATGCTCCACATTTTAGACAGGTAATCTTGACTATCCCAGTAACTGGGCATTTAGATCCATACTCTACAGAGTGCCCGAGAAAAACGCACTTCTTTGCAAGTATCCACTGCTTTACATTTGACATGTTATCTAAGAGGAATCCAGTGCTGCTCGGCGTTGTGGCCTGCTTTTTGTAGGGTAGCAAGTGGGGTCACATCGTAAGCAACGGTAATTCTTGGACCATCCCAGTCCCAATCGCCCATTGCGTGTGGATGACCCATTTCTGAAAGAATTGCACGGTTGTTTTTATTAATATTTTCTACTTCGTTGTCAAAGACTATGTAGTGTGTTGACGATGGTTCTGCGGCTACTGAGTAGTATCCGTGAAAGTCTGGTGCACCTGGTCCGCCATGTTCGTGCCAGTTTAGTTTTCCATTACCAGAACGGTTAATATTAAAC